TGTTGTACTTTGTGCTTCAACAGTTGGGATTGATACAAAATTACTTCCTGTAATCGTTACGGATGTTTGAGCGTTAGTAATTGTATCTGGTGAAATAGATGTGAAAGTTGGATTTGCTGAAGTAACTGATTCACCATTTACAGTTAAAGAATTAGTTGCTGTAATATTTAATGCAGAAATGTTTCCTGCAGTAGTAATCGTGTCTCCGGCATCTCCAACAGTAAACGTGGTTCCTGTTCTAGGGGATATTTTATTTACTTTTACTTCACTCATATTATACGCCTATCAATGCTTTTACTTCTGCTTCTGTTAAACCTAAGTCTAAAAGTTTTTGTTTGCCAGATGCTTTTTTAGTTTCTGCATCTTGTTTAGCTTGTTCTTGTGTTAATTTTTCTTGTTCATATTTAATTTTGTTTTGTTCAATAATAGCAATTTCTTGAGAAGTTAATTCTATTTCTTGAGAACCATTTAATGTTACAATAAGTTTTTTCATTTACTTAACTCCATAAATTGTAATTTTTGCATGATTAATAGTTTGACTACCATTACCTTGAAATTTAATTCCACCATAAGAAGAACCAGTATTAGTATTTAAAAATGATTTATGATAATTGTATATTTGTCCATTATTTGAATATACACCAGATAAAAAAGTTCCTGACCTGTAACTTGCACTATCAGTTGGATTAACTAAAGTCATATCAAACCAAGCGATTCTTGTTAAATCTGTTCCAGTATTTTGATCTACTAAATTAATATCATCTCCATTCCATCTTCTTATAACAGAAGATGCACTTGTCGAAGAATTAATCATAACTTCAGTACCACCACTATAATATGCAGTTGTAATAGCTGTTGAACCAGATGTTAGAAATTGAAATACTAATTGGTCATTATTAGGATTTATGTCAGCACCAATAACTCTGTAATGCCTATAGTCAGTAGTAAAAATATCTTGAAATTCAATAGAAGATACAGATGTTGCATCTGATGAAGCAATTTTAACCCAATCTCCACCACTAGGAACTGCAAAAGTATTATCTCCTCTTAAAAAGGTTGTAGCATCTTTAGTTCCTGTTGCTGATAATTTAGCGAGTTCAATAGTACTATCTACAATTTTAGCATTAGTAACTGTTCCATCAGATGGTGTAATCGTTCCAGTTAATTGAGTCGCTGCAATTGATTTATTTGTTAAAGTCTGTGTTCCATCGGTTGTTACAACATTAGCAGGTAAAGTAGTTGTAGCATTTGATGCATCTAAAGTAACCCCTGTAGGAATTGTAACAGTGTCTCCAGATTCACCAATAGTAATCTGTGTTCCAGATTGAGGTGCTATAGTATCGACTTCTAATTTACTCATTATATAATTACCAATGTTCCTGTTACAGTTTGTGTGCCAGTTATACTAACTGGTCCTGCTAATACTCCAGAGTCTACTGTTTGATCATCTGAAATAGTTTGACTGTGAGTATTTACAAAAGTTTGTGCAGTCATACCTGCTGACGGTGTTCTTGATGCAGGTAAAGTACAGAATACAGTTTTTGTACCTGCAGAAAAATTTACTAATGCATCAGAATTAGATGAAGAAATAATTGTATCTCTAGATAAAGTATCCGGAGTGGCATCAGTAACCGTACCGATCCCTACTTCAAATTCATTTGTTCCGTCATTAGAGATAGCATAGTAAGTTATATTACCATTACCAACACCAGATACAAAACTTTCAAAACCAGTTTCAGCACCAGCTAAATCAAAAGTTCCAGTTCCAGTAGTTGTACTAGTCTCTTTAACTCTATCGTTAAGTACAAAAGCCATTTCTACTCCAAATTATTACGCGTCGCCAAGTCTAATGATTGCATTAGAAGAGTCAGCAGTTGGAAACTGAATAACGAAATCTCCGTTAGTCGCTGTTTTTGTTCCGCCGAAATCTAAAACTAACACTGCTTCATTAGAAGTTCCTTTATAAATCAGAGCACCCACTGCTGATAACGTTACAGATGAGAAAGTCAAATCTGCAAAGTCAACGTATGCAATGTTACTTGATATTGCTACACCGTTATTAGTTAAAGTATTTCCACCCGCTGTATAGTTTGTACCAGACGAAGAAACTTCGTTAGTAGTTGTATACGCTGTTGTGGCAGTACTGAAACCAGCTATTGATGTGTATAAAGCAAGTTTGAAAGTTGATCCACCAGAATCAAAATCAAACACTCCACCAAGTAGGTCTGTTTTAAAAGAGTCAGGTACTATATTAGCCATTTATTTTCTCCTTAGTATTTTGATGGTGATTCAGATTTCATAGTGGAACGAACTACACCATCTTGCCATTCGTCCCGACGTCTTCTACCTTGTTGTTCGATAGAATACGAATTCGCTGCTTTTGAATAAGCCTGCTCATAGTATTGTACCATATCTGCAGGACCTTTCAAGTATCCATATGTTTCTACCAGAGATGCATACAAAAGTAAATCCTGATATTTATTACTTGTATAAGTGCCTTGAGTGCTTCCTGGTGAAGCTGTTATGGAATCTGGTTGTTTTGTATAAGCCATAGTAATTAAATTAGTGCTATCCGGTGTTGGTGCTACTACCCAATAATTTGCATCCCAATTGGCATAATACTTTGGTAATCCTGATTGAGTACCAGGAGTATTATAATATTCAGCCATAAAAGATGTATCTCTTTTTTCTAAAAATACTTGATTGCCTGATGAATCCGTTAATTGTAAATATCTAATAAATCTTAAATCAGATGGAATAGTGACATATCTATTTCCAGATTGTAAATTTGATGTAGCATAAAATCTATTATCATCAGAATCTACCTCTCTATAAATTCGGTTTTCAGCATTTTTAATTATAGTATTTAATATACCATTTGATAAAACAGAGCTATCCACCTCTGTATAATTTCTAATATCATCTTGTAAGTTTGCTAAAGTGTATGCCATATTATGGTGTTAATGTTACAGGTCCTGCTGTAACAATACTTCCTCCAAATTTTCCAGATACAGTTGGTGTGCTTCCTAGATTAAAAGTATAATTATTTGTATCTGTAACTGTTATAGCATATCCATTTGAATCTTCAAACAATGAATATACCAATCCACCCGGGCTTCCATCTACATTTCTAAATACAACTACATCTGTAGTAGATCTTCCATGACTTGGTTCAAATACCGAAATCGTTCCAGATCCAGAAGTAATAGTAAACGGATTTGTTTGTAATAAATTAGGTGTAGCAGGTTCCACTCTTGCTGGTCTTGCTTTTGGTAATCCTTGTCCGTCAGCCGTGAATCTTTTAGGTTCTAATTGTGGATGCTTAGGCTCGAATTCTGAAACATGGACAAAGGCACCATTCCATTCAGTAACCATTTCAGAATAAGGAAAAGCTTGTCCACTTCTATCTGAAATTGCTTGTGCATATTTTCCTCTAGATAAATTAGACATTTGGATAATAAGTTTTTGGAGTTATATAAGTACTTGAGGATGAACCATCTTCTTCAAGAGCTCTATTTAATTCATCTTCATATAAAAGTTTTAATGCCTGTATTCTTTCAGGTGCAAACTTAACTGCTAAATAATAAGCAAGACCTGCTAACATACATGGTACAAATCTATAAGGTACATCTGCATCATTTGTATAATCACCAGCGTCTTCAATTCTTTTTGTATAATAAAAATTTATAAAATTACCTGCTTCAGATGAACCAGGAGTTAAATATAAAGTGATTGTAATTTTATCAATAAATCTTTCTACAAAATATTGTGTAGGTTGACCTTCAGAAGTTTTATTTGAAAGAGCTTGATAAGCAGATCTATTTATTTTTGTTAAAGGTGTATCTATTGAAGATGCATTCCTATAAGAGCACTCCAATATATCATCAACACCATATATACTAGTGGGGTCCGAAGTTCCGTCAGAAGTTGAACGATACATTGTATAAGTATTTTGACCATCGATTAAAGTTATATTGTTATTTCTAACCTCCCAATAATGAAGACCTCTATTGGCCCATTCTTGGAACATTATATTTAAAGAACGTCTTGCTCCTTTTAATTGATATCCAGATACACCCTGAATACCAATTCTTTCATAAGCTTCTTCTACTATATCTGAAATAGAAAAACCTTTTTCAAAAGTTGTTGTACCCGAAGTAGTATTAGCCATTTAGACCTCCTACTTGTCTATTAATACAGTAGCAGAAATATCAGCTCCGATTGCTGATGTAGTCATTCCACTTTCAAATAAAATTCCATCTTCTGGAATATTGAAAGCAAAAACATCACCTGCTGGACAGCTTGTTAAAAATTGTGTTACTCCACCTGATTGCAAAGTTATAGATTGAGTAGTTGTACCATCATTTTCTAAAATGATTCCTCTTAATCTAGTTCTTCCTGCAAATACAGATCCTGTAGCTGTAACTCTTACTGCTTTTACATCTGATTTCATATTTTATTTTCTCCTAATTTTAAGAGCTCCCGAAGGAGCTCTTTAATTATTTATTAAGCTGCTGCGATTGTCGCACCAGTGTCACATCTTTTCCAATTAGAACCATCATAGAATGCAAGAATTGCATTTCCAGCAGCTCCGTTTGAGAAATATGCGATTTGTCCTTCAACGCCATCTGGTGCAGTTGCAACAGTGTAAACGTTTAAACCAACAACAGTGTCAGTATTTAATGGACCTGAAAAAGTAGTATTAGCCATAGTATCCTCCTAGTTTTTTCTACATAGTCTCTAGGGCGTCGACTATACGCGTCTATGCAGAAATTAATTTATGTATAGTGATTATTTTATATATCAAATTATAAAATAGTGCAAGAAATCCCTACAGAAAAAAGGTCATTTTTAACAATGTGTTAGTCCTAATTAACCAGCGTAAAGATGAATTTCACCATCTCTAGGATTGCTGTGGACTTGCTCTTCCTGTTGTCTAATGATTGATCTAATAACGTTTTTGATCTCATCACCAAGAACAGACATTTCAGGTGTTATTTGTCCCTTGTTTTCAAGAAACAACTCGTTCCATCTAGACTCGAGTTTCAGTTTCTTCGCGAACAGCACCATGTTTTCCTGAGCCATTATAAACCTCCTCATAGGTTATATAAAAACCATTTACAGTACTTGAATACTGTAGATCATTTTTTTCCCAATCTATATCAGATTTTCCTAGAAAGTCAATGATGGGTTTATTAAGCTCATCAGCAGAGTTTATCTCTTTATCACTTTCTATTTCAAATTTGGTTTGAAGATGTTTTGTAAATATTTTTATTAAGTATTTATATTTCATAAGTTTTTCTTTCTATCAAAAAAGAAGGGGCCCATCAAGGGCCCCTTCAAAATAATTAACACTCGAAAGTATTAAGCACCTTCAACACCGAAGATACCTCTAGGGTCAGAAACTCCAAAAGAGTATCTTTCTCTAGCTTTGTATCTCATGTTTCCAGTATCAAAATCACCTTCCATCTTAGTAGAGATAGGTGATCTTTCAAAGTACTTCATACCATTTGGCACGTCTGTAACGATGTAGAACGCATCAGTGTCTGTTAGGAAATTGTTAACCACATAACCTTGTGGAATCATTCCCATAGAACCAATTGCATTGATATCGTTATCAGCAGTTCCAACTCTTTGTGCAGACTTCATTAATCTCTCTGCTGTGAATTGTAATTCACTTGGAATAATCATTTTCATTCCTTTAGCAGCGATCTTAAGACCTCTCTCGTCAGTCATCGCAGCAATGTCGATTAAAGACTGTTCAAGAGACGTTTCGTTTAAGTCAGCTTGAGTAGTTAAAGTGTTTTGGTAACTACCTGCGATTGTTGGGTGAGCAGTGTTAAATAAAGAAACACCGTCGCCTGAATCAAAACCATCAGTAGTTGGTAATCCTTGAATTAAAGGATTAACAGCTTTAACTTGTTTTGTTTGTGCCATTGAACGAGCTAACGCTTTTGTATATCTTGAAGACAATCTGTCATACAAGTTATCTTCAATCGCTTCTTCAGTGATTGCGAACGCTAAAGCTACAGTTTCATGAGTGTATCTTGCAGTGAAAGTCTCTTGAGCATTGTCAAAAGTAACACCAGAACCCTCAGGTTTAACCTGTGCTTGAGCGAAACCTGATAACATCACTTCTTCTTCAAAAGCTCTGTCTGAAGTTTCCTTCGTATAGATTTGCTCGTGTTGGTTTTCGTATTGTTTGTATTCCAGACCGAATAAAGCATTCAAACCTGGCTCTAGTTCTTTAACTAGTTGTGATCGTGATATCGCCATAATTTATACTCCTTATATTCCGGCTGTTTGTTTCAAGAAGTGTTCGTTGATAGTAACGACTACGTTCGCGTTAGCTGAACCTAATTCGTTATTTTCAGGATCTTTTGAAACACCAATGATTTTTAACTGAGCTGCAGTTGCTGCCATAGTTCCAGAAATTTCAGTTTTTGAAACATAGCTTGGTGAGCTACCTGCAGTGTACGCAATGTCAGCACATAAACCGATATCTGCAGCGGCTACTGTACCAGCACTTTGTACCTCAAACCTTTCATAAGGATCATCCGCTACGAAACCGACAATGTCAGTCGCAGTGTTTGAAGCCTCTAAATGGTTTGCCCATGTTGGTTTGTTTGTTGAAGCGTCAGTATAGAATACACCGTTTAGTGATCCTAATAAAACATCGCCTGCTGCCGCTACACCAATAGTTCCAGTTGCTAACATTTCAACTGGGTCCCATTGATAAATAGCTGTTGCAGAAGCTGCAATGCTGTATTCGGATAAACCTTGAGCGTCTCTATTCTGACCAACTTTTCCTATTGCTTTCAATCCGAAAGCGGCGTCTTTATTTGCCATAGTTGTGTCCTCCTATTAGACATTTAGTTTAGTTTATCCTTTGATGGTTAGGAATAGTTAAAAAATTAACTCTTCTTTGAGCCACCGAAGGTTACACGTGTTTGTCGATCTTGATTGATCGGCATACTTGGGTGCTGCTCCTTCATAAGATCGTTTTCAACTGCTAAATCTTGATCTTTACCTTGCTGTGCAAAGTAATCTGATCTTGATTTTGCGATCTCTTCCGGTACCCTTGTCAGCACAAGGCCACCAACTCCGATCACTCCCTTGTATTTTCCATCTTCAACGACTGGATAATCCAAATCTGGGTATTCATCAGCACGAACCATTTCGTAACCTGATCTTAATCTTCCAGCAACGTTTTTAGTGTCCTGGAAACCCATAGATTCTACTCTTACCCATCGATGTCGATACCCGTTAGGGGCAGGGGGTGCATCTAAAGATGACGGTGGAGACCAGACTTTTGTTCGAGCTTCTTTTTCTCTAGTCTGACTCGCACGAGAAGCTCTTTTTTCATTTTCATTACTCATATGCTATTACTCCTTCGTGGTTAGCTTTAATTGTTTCGCATATTCTTCTAGTGGCACACCTAATTTTTTAGCTATTGCTACCTGTGACGGTGTGAGTCGTACAGATTTGCGACCAGGTTTACTACTTCTGTTTGCCGAAGCAACAACTTGAGTAGGTCTGCTTGTCGTATTTGTATCTACACTACCAAATTTATGCGGGAATTCAAGTTTTATTCTTCTATCTATTTCAGAATAATACTCGTCCGATTGTGGGTCATAACCTTCCTCTTCAACTAGCTTTTTATGCAAGCCGAATGCGGTATAAGTCATAGCCTCGTCTTGACCAAACCATGAGTTCTTTTGAGCCCAAGATTGAGCTTTTGGATCTGGGTTGATCGGTTGTTCCTGAATTGGAGCAGGTTGAGCTTGAGGTTGTTTTACCTCAGTTTCTTGTGCTTTTGTTTCAGGTCTGGCTTTTATCTCAGCTAATCTTGCTTCTTCATATCCTAATTTAGATATTTCAGTTTGAGCAGCAATCTCAGCTTTCAAATCACCATCTTCTCTAGCTTTAGCTAATTTACTAGCCGCAGCTTCCATAGAAGATTTAATCCTATTTTCCATTTCAGATACATAACCTATATCTAATTTAGAATATTTGGATTTAAGAAGTTCTTGCTCAGTTTGAACTTTTTTTGCATATTGCAAAGCCGCTTCTTCACGTCTCTCTGCTTCACGCATTTTTTTAGTTAACTTCGCTATTCTTCTTTTTACTCCTTCAGAGTAATCTTCTAATTCTTTCTTTTTTTCTTCGTCAACTTTCTTTTCTTCTGTTCCTTGGTCCGTGGTTGTGTCTGCTTGAACAGTAGACTGTTCATCAGATTTCTCAGCTGAGTCATTGGACTCAGTACTGTTATCGTCAGTTGTTTCATTTGATACCTCTATGTTTGATTCAGGTGTTTGTTCCTCCGGTAATTCAACCTCGGCTCCTGGACCAGATGTATCTATGTCAACTGTTTTTTCTTCTACGTTTTGCATAGTCTTCTCCTATGTTAGAATTGGTGGAAAATATCTTCCGGGTTTTCCACTGTGGCTAATACTTCATCATCATTTAGAAGTCTAACCTCCCCGCCATCGATTTGAATTCGGCTTCCTGCATAACGCGCAAAGATTACCCAATCCCCCTTCTTGCACCAAGGACCTTCAGGAAATTTTTCCTTATCATAACAATGTGGTCCCATAGCAAGAACTAAACCGCAAGTCGATGCAACTT